CGTCAGTCTCACTGATGTTCGTTGTGTCAATGTCCAACAAACGGTTCTCGATAGGGATTGAGATGGTGAAGAGTTCTTGCTTCAATGTGCCTTGTTTGAACATCATGAAGAAACCTGTTCTCGTGCTGCTATTGCCCTTACCATCATTACGGTAAACCATGTGGAAGTCCGTGGATGGGTTGGGATCACGTTCCAGGAAACCACCCTGATCCTCGAAATCCACGTTGACCAGTTCAAAGTTTTCCGTGCTGCCATCTACCGAGGCTGTGAATTTGTAAACGCAATTCTGATTTACGGTAGAATTCATACGATACAAATGCGTGGTGGAACCACCCAATGTACCAGTCTTCAACGGAATACCGAATTGATTGGTAACTGGGAAAGCAGCATTCAACACAAGGGTGAATTGTTCCTGCCAATCAGGGTTATCTGGGTCGTTCCATTTGATCGCCAGATTGTTGATATTGACACCGAAACTATCTTGGATGCTTTGTGTAGTCTTCACTTCCGCGATCTTAACCATGCCTCGTGCCGATTGGGCCCTACGAGGATTGTAGGACAGGAAACGTGCAAGACGGAGAACAGACTCACGTGCTTGTGCAGTTTCCAGGAAGTTTTCCCTAGCATTCACGTCAGTACGGAACGCCAGAGAACCAGCTAACCAGCTCAGAAGGTCAATGATAGCAACGAATTCCGAGGATTCGATCCAGTCATTGAAGTCCTCGGGATAGTTGGTTTGAATATATTCCCTAAGGGCTGCATTGATACTTGGTGGATCATAGCTGTTGAAGTTGATCTGGTTGAATGCACGGTAGAGTACCGTCCAATTCTCACCAGCAAAGAGTTCTGATTGACGTAATGATTGGCTCATGGCTTAAAAATCCTGTTGGGCTTGACGGTTCTCGAATTCAAGAATAAATGCAGCCGTAATGTTGAAAGGAATATAATTCAACAGCATATTCACTTGGATGGAATTGTCACTGGAATCCACAGCTACTTCCAGCAATTCAACTCTACTATCAGAGTTCACGATACGTGTTGCTTCATCGACAATCGCGTTCTTGATGTATTGGGTAAAGGGTTCATGCAAATAATCCCAGATACGACAACCGTATTCTGGTCGCATAACGCGCTCACCAATGCGAGTGTGGAAATGGTTCATGAGATCTTGCTCAATCAGCTTCAGGTCGTACATCTTGAAGCTTTCAGATTGAGTCGAACCAACTGTAGAAAAGCCCGTGAAAGTATTGCTCATGGTGTATCCGATAGTTAACCATGTATTTATTGGCATGATTAAGTGAGCAGATAATAAGAAGGGGAGCACTGCTCCCCTTCGTGGCTCTAAGGATTCTTTATGCCGTAGTGTTGGAACCAGCATTCGCATAAGCGATTGCGCGAGGTTCCATGAAGTTGCGGAAGTAATTGGTGATCTGGCTAACAGTTTTCGCACTACCTTTGTCGTAGAAGATCCATGGGTTAGCATCAGCGGCCTTACTACCAACCACACTTACACCCGTCGAACTAGGGTTCCCTAGGATCAATTTAGCGGCTGCACTAGGGCCCGCAAAGTGCGCCATGTACAAATGCGTAGCTGTAGGGTTTGACACGCCAAAACGTCTTAGGGCGGCTGCATTCTCTTTCGTCAGGAAAGCAGCCATCAGGGCATTTGCTTCGGCATCAAAACGATCATTTGGTACCTTGTATTTCTCTCCGTAATTCTTGTACAAATTGTTCCAAGTTGAATCAATAATCTGGTACAAACCCTTTGCGGAGCTGAATACTTTACCAGTTTTCCTATCCATCGGAATAGCGTTCGGGTTAAAGGAGCTTTCCTTTTCAGCCATTGCCATCATGAACCCAAAATCCACGCCCGTAATATCGCAAGCACGACGAATCGCAGCGATAACATATTCAGCTACATTATGCGCACCAACCTTTGTTGTGGTTGCGTCTTTGTTCTTATCGTATTCCACAGTCTTTACATCCCCCTCACCAGTTCTCTGTTGTTTGGTTTGTGCTTGACTACCCTGTCCACCACCTGGTTGGACGTCAGTCAATTGATCACCCGTACCCTTAATGTCCGCGACTTGACCCGGGACATCACCACGTGGTGGTTCCAAGTTGGCACTAGATGGGTGCAGGGGCCATGGCTCATGGTGGGTAAGGCGACTCACGATTGAGTCCAGCTTACCCTTCGTTGAGCCACCACCCTCCTTAGCTTTACGGTCACCATGGCTGATAGTAGGGACCACCACCGCATCCTCGGCATCCGCGGCGGCATCCGCGGATAGGGCACCACCACCGTTATCCGCAATTGCGCCATCACGCTTGATACTACCACCTTTTGTACTGTGGGTACCTGAGGCTTCTTCTTTTATCGTAGCTGCCTTGATACTAACGTTGGCATCTGCAGTCATCTTGATATCGGTGGTTGCATGAACCTGAACTGCTTCATCGGTCTTTATGAGCAGATTCTTTGAATGCAAGTTCCAAGTAAGGGTCTTGGTGTTTACTTCATTCTCGGTAATAATTTGCAGATCACGTTTTGCATATTGGGTAATATCCTGACCAGCATGGAGATTAATATTCAGGCCAGCATCCAGATTAATATTCTGGTCTGCCCTCACGTTAAAGTCCTGCTCTGTCCTCATCGAGATATTGCCCTTACTGTACATGTCAATACCGTCATCACTAATCTCCAACCAGCTATTACCCTTCGCTGTATTCAGGTAGATATAACCGTTGGTTTGATGCACCAGGATTTGCGCACCACCCCTCATTCGGATACGGAAATACTCATTCGTTTCGTCATCATCAAAGTACCAATGGTTACCCCTTGGAGAGATGAAGCCGAAGACCTTAGAAGGAGACTCACGTCTAGCACTCGCGTCCGTGGGGCCTCGCTCGAAATCGCTATAGAGGCCTTCTGCAACCAGGGCATTATGGAGCGGGTCGAAACGTGGTCGACGTGGATCATTGGGATTAAGGCTAGTGTCTTTCTTATTGTATTCCGTGACTGGAGGAAGGACACCCTGTTCACCTTCTTGGAAAGACAAATCGCTAGCCAGACCAGGCACCATGTGATTCATGTTCTGTTGCCACAAGCAAGCGAACCATACGCCCTTCGTTGGTTCACCGTTGAGGAAGACAACAAGGACTTGGTTGTTGAGATCTGGTGGGATCATCCACATGCCATAGCTGTTCTGTGTTCCTTTCATATTCTGCGAGTTTGTGACGTTCGCATCAATGTTCGTCACACCAGCAAAAGGTGATGCATAACGGACCAGGAACCAGCGGGTAGGGTCTTCTGGGTCACCACCTATTTCAGGAATATAAACGGACACACGACCCATTTTCTGAATGTCGCTATTGTCCTTTACGATGCCCACATAGATTTTGCCATCGTTAATTCGACCGTAGGCCGGTTCGTGTTTATATCCTGGTGGTAAAGTGTTCTTTGTCATTTCTTAGTTCTATTTGCTTGCGCCTTTGCATCTTCGGCAACCTGGGCATCAGAGCGCCAACCGAAAGCCTTAAAGACATCGATAAGTGGCATACGATTTGCATTCAGGGTCTGTCTAAACATACCACCTTCAAATCTATGCTGAATGGTTACTACTTTGTACACGCCAGTAAAGACCTCATTGTCCTTGAAGACCGGATTGTTAGTGTTGTCATCGTAACCCTGTGGGTATTTAAACCTAAGAAGGAACAGGATATCCCCACCATCATAGTCTGCACGTTGTTTCATTGTCTGATCACTTGGATCCCTGGCGTCCATCTTTATGTTGCGCAAATTACGCTCAACCCCACCAATACCCAGCCAATAAGGGTCGCCAATGATCTCCATGTTGATTCTCTGCATGGAACCACCTTCCGTTGAATACAATTGGTCCATAACTGCACCATAAATTGTACGATCGCGGTGATAATAATCCGGGAATGCACCACTCAGGTTGGATTTAGTATCAGCATTATCCTGTGTAACGCTGACAGGAAGTGCAGGAATAACCAACTTATTCTCTTCATTGATAATATCTTCCGAGAACTTGAGTTGATCGCGTCCTTCCTTTACTGTACCAATACGCTCAGTTTCCAGCTTATTGAACGTCTTGTCCGCGCCTTTCAGTCTATTGTTCAGATCATCGAACTTGGCTTTCAAAGCATCAACGGGTTCCTTGAAGGAAGCCCTACGGCTCTCAAGCTCCTTCACCTTATCGGTAATCACTTGCTTCTTCGTTGGATCACTTTCCTTGTCCGCATTCGCTTTCTGGGTGTTCAACTCGGCATCAATTGCATTGATCTCGTTCATCTCGGTATAGAGCTTTCGCATTTCCTGCTTAGCCAACACGATGTTGTCCTTGTCCTTCTCATTGAACAAGCTATGGACTGTCTCGGAATCCGTGGAGTTACCGAAACCAACCACCCTTGGCAACAAGGCAGACCAGATGGTATGATACTTGATGTCGAGGCTGGTGATATCTTGGCTCAAACCGGTGAACAAATAGTCATAGCGTTTAGCCAAATAACCCCTTTCCCTAAGGGCAATCACGTTACGTTTTTGCGCATCAGCATCCCTACTTACAAGCAATTGCTGTTGGGATAATATTGGTGATTGGGTGAAATATGGTGTAACGGTGAATACATATTTCAAGCAATACGTGGAACTAACGTGGTCATATTTTCCAATTTCGACCGTAGGTACGATACGGAATACAACGCATTCCTTGATGTTCTTGTTCTCATCCTTCTCCAAGTCACTCTGAGTAAGGACTGCTTTACCAAGCTTCTGTGCAGCCTCAGAGTTCGCAAGGGTTAGTTCGATGATATCATGTAGCCTCATACCATGACTGAAGTGCGCCTTAATGCTATTCGCACCATTACCCATCGAAAGCGTGTATTGTGGGTTATAGAACGGTTCGTTGGGTGAAGTCAGCTTAAACTCACCAGGTTTGATGACTTCACCTTCATGTTGGAATTCAACGAAACGGAATTCGTATCGACGATATTCTGTATCATACATGATGTCATATGCGGAATTTAAGCTGGTTGCCAGCTTAGCCATCATATCACTAACTGTCGTACCTTCTGGGGTGATTGCGAATGGAAGAGTCAGATCACCGGTATCGATCATCTGTTCCTCATATGGGCGGAATTTCAACGTGTAGGTGCTGCCCTCAGATGTGAATTCGCTATCAAGGTCATTGAGGTGAACTTGGTACAGCCACATGCCCTTATTGTCGAAATCAGCACATGGGTTGATCTGATACGTGCCATCTTCATTATAACCCATGAATCGGATTTCAATGAAGTAGAACGTCTTTGCATAGTTCTTCACCCTCAACTCATTGGCGGTCTGCGCCATCATATCCATGAAGCTTACACCCATGGGC